GGATGCAGTTTTGGGTATGGTAGACAAATGGAAAAATTTCAACATTGGTGATGGCTTAGATGATTACCACACGCTTCGTGCGTTGGAGATCAAATCTGTAATCCATACACTTTACTATATTTATAATGGTGATATGTATGGTGCTACTGGTTGGGCTTCAAACTTTTTGTTAACGCGTCCTAAAGAAATTAGGGACATGTTGTCGAATCTTGACCTTACGGTCACAAAGACCATAGGGCAGTGTTCAACTCCCTCTTTTATTTTTAAAGGAAAGGAGCTCTTTTTCACTGCTACTGGTTTTGCGAAAGTGCAAAAAGCTTTTGACACTTGTGATCCCAATGCTTTTGACATTATTCAGCAAGAAGCAGTCCGAGAATTTCAGCCACAAGCTGAAGCAATGGGTGCCATCACTGAGCTGTTGACAGCCGTTTTTGGTACAATTGGTAATCATATGACTGATGCTGACATGCGTGCGGCAAACACACAATATGCTTATATCAATAATGTTCGTCGGGAAGCTGATCTTAAACTACAACAGATCAAATCTATTGTTTCTGTTGTGTTTCGAACTTGCTTCTCGTTTGATCCTTTTGATATAGACTATCAAGAGTTTGCCTCTGAGATGTTACGTATAATGAACTTTGTTGACTCCAGTAAATTGGAAGCCGATCTAATTGGTAAGGATAGACAAGTTATGCGAACAATTCTAGAAACGCACCAGAAAGCTGCCACAATTCAGATCAATCCACGTTATGCACAGATTCCTTCTTTTATGACTCGTGCATTTGATAATAGGTTTAAAATCTTACAAGACCTAGCTATCAAGAGCGCGCAGTTGTTGAGAGGGACTCATAACAGAATGGAACCTGTTTGTGTTCTTTTTACCGGCCCACCAGAAGTAGGTAAATCAGCAACAGTGAAGTTTCTCCAAGCGTACTTATGCTACAAGGGAGACAAAGTTTATTCTCCAGAGATGTCGTATGTTTTTAATGGAACCGACGACTATTGGGAGGGTTACTGTGGACAACCTTTTGTGTTGATGGATGATTTGTTTAAGAATGCTGATACGAGTATTCGAGCCAATGAGGCATGCGCTATAATAGGCATGGTTAATACCAGTGTTTATGCCTCAACATGGCTTTTGAAGGAAAGGGAGCAGCTTTCTTTAATTCAGATTACATTTTTGCATCTACGAATATTGCAAATAATGGTATTGATCAATGCACTTGGAATATCGGTCTCACTGATGCAGAAGCTGTGAAGAGGAGAATACATATCTGTCTACACAGGACCAAGAAAATTGAGAAAGATGTTGTCGAAAACACATATCGTGTTGACAGATGTAATCTCCTTCCACATATGATAGGTCAGACACTTACTTCTGCAGAAGTTGGCGATCTAATCATTGGTTACCGTGAGGAACAAGAGAGACTTCACAAGTCTTATGTTTACACACACCAAAGATTAGATCAAGCTTCATATCAGACTCGTAAATTTGACTACTCCACAGGTGCTGTTCTTAGAGATTCTATTCTCGTGACTCGGGAACCAACAGACGTGACTTCTCAACAAGTCCAAATAATTGGTGATACAACTTATGGAGTCCAAGATTTTCCTCAGGGAGAACCTCCAGATTTGGATATGTCGAGAAACCCTGATTCCGGAACTTTGTCATTTACAACACAGACAGGCCCAATTAAACCGTATAAGTTGTATGAGAGATTCGCAGCACATGAGTTCATTACACAAGTATGTTATAGACTTGCGCATGATTACAAAACGCTTAAAATTGAATACAAATATCTGATATTTACTTTTACGTTTTTGACAGCTGCTGTTGCCTCTGTACTTGTTCTGAGATCTTGCTTTGGTATGACTACACAGTCATCTAGCACGAAATTCAAGGATGGTAATAAAGGCAATAAAAAGAAAGGTGGAAAGAAACCTGGTGAAAAAGTTATGCGTAAGCCTGACTTTCACAGATCGACTTTCAATACACAGACAGTTGAAGACAATTATTTGAATTCAATAGTTAACAAAGTGTCTAAGTCAGTTCTCTATGTGCAGGGTACCTGTCACAAACAGGGTGTTTCTTTTCGTGCTATTCTAGTGCATATTCGTGATGGTTATGTTTGCACACCAGCTCATTTCATGCGTGTCTTTGAACATTGGGACTCAGCTACTATGGAGATTGCCATTCCAGGACGAGAAGGACTTCTTGAAATTCCTTTTCCTCAGGATTTCATCTCTGTTGACGGTGAAGATATTATTTTCTTCAAATTGCCATCAGGTATTGATCTTCCACCGGCTATCTACAAGTACTGTGTCGATTATGCCCGGATTCCGAACATTGAGCCTGGAACACCGATTAAGTTACTTAAGACTGATCAGTATGGTGTTTCTAGTTATCTCAATCTTTTGAAGAAACCTGGTGTTAGTTCATTCCACTACCCTGGACATGACAGTGATTTTATCATCACTAATCCTATCACTTACATGGCGTCTACTCAAGGC